TTTTATCGAGTGGGATATTGATTGCCTTTCTTTCTGCTTTTGTGAGTCGTCGTTTAATCGTATTTGTTTTTTCTAATAAATTCATTACTACCATATACATATAGTTATATATAATTTTTTATATGTGTTTTGGTATTATATGAAGCAGACAAAATATAATATAGTCTGTTGTAAATGTGCCAAAAACGGCACCTTTTTCGAGGGGCAAAATTGAAGAAAAAATTGAAATCGAAAATTGAAAGTAAACTATCAGCATCCAGCATCTCAGTTTACAGATTCAGAAATGTCGAAGCCTTCCCCTGTTATTAACTACCCCGAGTGGAATCCTTCCGCCATTCGTTATACTCCCCCGAAGATTAGCGATAGGGGCGCCAAGACCATCAATATTATTAGTAGCCAAAATGGCCGTTGGCTGGAGATTTCCACTGCGCTTCTTATGACGTGGGGCGTTGCCGATTTCGTCGATGAGAAGACCGGCGAGTCCGACGGAAAGTTCAGCATGACGCTCAATTTTCCCAATGCCGAATACGCAAACCCGACCACGAACGAGTTCCTTGCCAAGGTGAAGACTTTTGAGAATCAAATCTTGGATGACGCAGTGAAGTATTCTGAGGTTTGGTTTGGCGAGGAGATGTCTCGCGAGGTTGCCAAGCATAGCTTTTACCCTATCCTTAAGTATCCCAAGGATAAGACGACCAAGAAGGCTGACCAGACCAAGGCCCCGTCGATGCGGGTCAAGGTTCCCAATTATAATAACAAGTGGAATATCGAGATTTATGATACGAAGAACAATCTCATCTTTCCTAGCGAGAACTCCGATATTACCCCGATGGATTTGATTCCGTCCAAGAGCAAGGTGGCTTGTGTTATTCAGTGCTCTGGGCTTTGGTTTGGCGGCAAGGGCTGGGGTGTTACCTGGAAGTTGCGCCAATGTTTGGTCAAGCCTCAGGAGGTTCTTTCTGTGTTTGGCAAGTGCCATATTCAGCTGAGCAATGATGAGCTCCAGACCATCGAGAATCAGCCGGCGGAAACGGAGGACGCATTGGCTGACGACGAGGAGGATGTAGAGACTCCTACCCAGCCCGTCTCTACAGAGGTTGAGGATAGCGATGAGGAGGCCGAGGCAGAGCCAGTCAAGGTGGCCGCTGCGCCGGTCAAGAAGATTGTGAAGAAGGCAGTTGTTTCAGAGCAGCAGGTTTCTGAGGAGGCCAGTGTCAGTGCGACTGCTTCCGCTCCTGTGCCGATTAAGAAGAAGATTGTGAAGAAGGCAGTTGCCTAAGCGTAGCGTAGCGTAGTCTAAGTGTAGCGTAGTTAAATAAAAATAAAAAATAAAAAAAGAGTAGAAGTAGTTAGTAGTTAGTAGCGAATAACAACGACTGTATATTTTTTAATATGTAAATTAATCACATTTTTTTATAGATACTGTCTCTATATATTTAGAAAAAATATATTGTAAATGTATACATGAAAAAACTCAGTTTAAAAAAAAAGAATTCCGTGTCTAAAAAGCGTTCGTTAAAATTAAAGCCCCGTAACAATCGTATAACTAATAAACACAGAAATAGAGGAAAAAAGGGAATCTTAGGAGGCACGGTCGAAGACGATATGCGCGAACAACGTATGAGACAAGACTATCCATTATATGCGGAAGCTCTTAGAAGTTCTGGCATTGAGCCTCCTTCGATAGAATCATTGATAGAAAATTCTAGACGTTTTGCCGCGGAAAATTCTAGGATTAATCAGCAAGTAAACTCACAACTTTCTTGCCCAATATGTTTTGAAAATATGACACAAAATGATTCAAGAGTTACACGTTGTAATCATCGTTTTCATAAACACTGTTTGCTTCAAAGCTGCCGATCGCAACCGCCTAACGGTAAATTTTGTCCCTTATGTAGAGCAAATATTAATGATGATTGTCAGAGTTTACAAGGGTGGTCCCTTCGGTAGAGCCAAGTATCCGCCTGGATTACAAAAAATAAAATAAATATACATTATACGCACATCTTTTATCCAGTAAAACTATCAGGTATGTAACATGATAGTTTTTACATCTTTTCACATTTATATCGCCGAATTTGTCGCGATTTTTGAGCGAGAAAAGCAATGTTACTTTCCGCATTTTCAATGGTTGAAATATGTATGATCCCGGCCAATGTCCAGGTCTAGCTCTTACGGATTCCCTGCCAAAGTTAAACAGGGTTTTCATTTTCGGCCAATGGTTCCGGTCTACGCGCCAAACAAATTATAGTATACCCACAATATACTACGCCAAATACGGCGCATATTACAATTCCGACAACCGTTCCAAATAGAACCAAACCGGTAAACTCTGTCATGATTTATTACACCTTTCAACGTTGAAAACGCCGAAAGTAACGTTGTCTTTTCACTAACAAATGTGAAAAGGTGTAAAAACTTTTTGATAAAACACTTACCCAAACCTAAAATAATATCAATTTTTTGAAGTAATTTTTTTGTAATACTTATTATGTGGTCCTAATGTAAACACATGAGACTAACAACATATATATTTTTTTCTTTTGCCATGAAAACGGTATGCTTTATATTAACACAAACTAAAAATATAATGCGGCGAATGAATCTACACAGTAAACTCAGTCAAAACATCCGACACATCGATAGCAAAAAAATATACAGCACCGACGATATCGAACTCTTCTATAAAGACAATGAATTCATGAAGGATAAAAAAATTATCACCATTTCGCCCGGCGGGTTCAAAGGGTTTTACATTTTCGGTGTTTGTAAATACCTAAAAAACAATTATGATTTATCCGATTATATTTTTACAGGCGCAAGTGCGGGGAGCTGGAACGCGTTACTGTTATGTTCACATAAAGACATACAAGAAATCGAGAATGTTATCTTCGATAAGGGCCTCCTCCAAAATTCCAAGTCCATACACGAATTAGAAATGACTATGAAAAATCGACTATTACATAATTATAAGACCGAAGACTTTGATTTGAAACGACTTTATATAGGGGTAACAACAATGCGCGGCTGTTCTTCCGATACTACTATTTTTTCTGGTTTTGAGAACCTGGAAGACGCCATCAATTGTTGTATTGCCAGTTCTCATATTCCACTAATATCGGGGAATTTGACTACGATATATCAAAATATGTTGTCGTTCGATGGTGGGTTCTCGAATTATCCCTATTTGAATACGACCGCATCGGCCCTTCATATTACACCCGGTATGTGGGGTAAAAAGAACGCTAGTATATCCTACCAAAAGTATAGAATGAAACTGGGCGATTATACGACTCTACTCACCAAAAATAATTTTATATTTCAAAACCTGATCGGCAGCGGGTATAATGATACAATGGCAAATAAACAAATATTGGATGAGATTTTTACGCCATTGTAATTTGTTATTTACAATTGTAAAATACGTAAAAGTCGAACATACAAAACAGACGACTTAGTATTTAGGGTCTAGTTGCTAAAAATCTACCCATAATATAAACCAGTATGAATATTGTATATTATCTATTAGAAAAATTCTTTAATGAAGAAAAGTTGAATGTCGGAATAATGGTAACCATAAGTTTTATCATTAATATCTTTCAGACAAACGGCATATCATATTTAACAGCCAATATAATAAACTCTCTCCATAAAAACGATAAACCCAACGTTCTCTATTTTTTCAAATTTTTCGTTATTATTTCCGTCATCTATATTACGTTATATGCTTTGTATAAATTCTTCCAAAACAAGTTACTTACCAAGTTAAGACAGTGGATGCGACACCAACTAGTAAAAATGTTATTAGTTGTAAATAACGAGAACTTCAGCGAAATGAATTTCACCAAATTAAGTTCGCCCATCAACCGAATTTCTTCGGTCAGTTTCATGGTATTTAATGACCTAATCACCTTTATTTTGCCAAACATTACGTTTTTACTTATCATTTTTTGCTATTTCATGTATAAAAATACGCTATTTGGACTCTTGTTTTTGTTAGGTAACATAGCGATCTTCCTTTACTTATACTTTAATTGGAATAGCATGTTGATTTATAACGAGGACTATGAAAAATACGTCGGCGATAACGAATCGTATTTGGTCGAAATGTTAAATAACATAGATAAGATTATATTTAGAGGACAAACCGAGAAGGAAATCAACGAATTCGAGAAGAAGACGAATAAAAGTATAGAAAAAGCATTTGATTTTTATTCCATCACAAATTTCCACGGCACAATAATGAATTTGGGGGTGTTTGCGTTAATATTCATGTGTATAGGTTACTTGATATATTTGTTTTTTAATAAAAAGATAGAAGTAACTATATTTATCACGTTTTTCACCATGATATTGCTGTATAGAGATAAGATGACTACTGTTATTCAGCAAATACCCGATTTCATTGAATTCTTGGGTAGGTCGGACGCGGTATTAAAACACTTCAATAACATGGCCGATAGCCTAGATAAAATAAACAATACGAAGTATAAAGATGTGGACATACCATTTAAAAATATAAAGTTCGAAAATGTTTCTTACCAATATTCGTCGAGTAAAAAACCAGTTTTCGAGAACTTGAACTTGTCGTTGGAAACCCATGATAAAATCATAGGTATTATTGGATTATCGGGGAATGGCAAGTCGACACTCATGAAGTTGCTATTGAAATTGTATAGGCCCACTAGCGGTTCTATATATGTAGATGGCGAGGATATTAGTAATATAGATTCGGATTATATTCGTAAAAACATAACCTACGTAAACCAATCGTCGAAACTATTCGATAAAAAAATCATTGATAATATGATGTATGGGTGTGCGGACGAAGACGTATGTGGTAAACATCTAGAAGATATTATGCGGTATAAGAAGATAAAAGACTTGTATAAAAACATGGATATTCGTAATAAAAAATCCGGTTCTCTAGGAGAGGGCCTATCTGGAGGTCAGCGCCAAGTAGTGAATATTATAGGTGGGTTAATTAACCCATCGAGAATATTGATTTTGGATGAGCCTACGAATGCCTTGGACCCGGAGTTAAAGGAGGAAATTTTAGGGCTAATAAAAGAGTATAAGAAACATAAACAGTGTATTATTATTATAACCCATGACAGAGACGTGTATTCGTTATTTGATGAGACGATACAAATATAAGGAAACCTACGGTTTCCTTATGAACCTTCCCTTTCTCTATACGCGAAAGACCAAATCGGATAGATTATATTATTTTCTATATTCGGAATATAATATATTTTCGCAACCAATATAAAGACGAGCCCCCCTCTGAAAACGGGGTCCTGCCAAAAATTGAAATACTTTTTTATCCTTGTATAGAAGCACAAATATAACGTCTATCGATAATGACGAAGATTGCGGTAAGTAAAAGCGCACGGCGTGTAGGTAAGGTTACGACGAAGCAGGCCGTGCGCAAACGCGGTCGATGCGTTGGTAGGCCAATGAAGAATGTCAATAAATATCTTCGGAAAGGGGAACCGTATAGAAAAGCCATTGGAAATGCCGCCGAAGACTTTGTTCGTTGTCGCGTCCCCTGTCCCAAACCCAATTGTGGTCGTGTCGCTTGGTGCAACTTGAACGATGTTAAAAATAACTATCCTGGGGTGGACCTAGAATGTCGACTGTGTGATACTCGCGTTCAAGTCAAGGCGCGAGCTCTCAAACCGAACGGGGACTGTCCCTTTACGAATATGGACGGAGAGTGGGGAAGCATTAAAATGAGTGCTTCGAAGTTTACGTTGCGCGATACACTGTCCAAGCGCAACAACCCTGGCGATGTCCGCTTTATTGGAGTTGTCTATGACAAGGTGAACGACAAGTATAATGTGAAATATATCGCAGTTACTGAGCCGCTAAGACAAGGCAACATCGTGGATGACGACAGCGCCATCGTATCCTATAATACTCTCTGGCACGAGTGAAGGTTTATTGGCGAAAAAAATAAAAATATCATTAGGGCATAATGATATTTTTTTTCTAGAAACACGGTAGCATTATCCAGAGCAGAGAACCCTTTCAGTGTAACTTACCCGCAGCTCGCGCACGATAATAACATCATCAAGCACCCTTTTTCCTTTGTCTTCGGTAGGTTCTCTCCCTGATTCTTTCTAACCGGATTACAAAAAACACACGTATCATGTTGCTTACTCAAATTGCGACACGACCCGCATATATTATGCCGGCAATCGTATTGAACCAAGTCGTCTTTTGATAGGCATATTACACAAATATCATGGTATACGGTTCTCTTATTGGACATCTCTATATGTCTAATAAAAGTTATTTTTATGTTTCTTTGATGTAATGTTTACGAGGGCTAAAGAGTGAGGTCTATATGAACATGAACATTACTCCGCTTCGTCACATCATAAACATCCTTCGTATTTATCAAAGAAATTCCCTCGCGCGGAAAAGTAACCGTTTGATGTGGCGTTAATCTCAGCATATTCGTCACAATATTAAACTCTCGTTTTCCTACTTTGATAACATGCGTGTCCTTTTGCCACATTTCAGATACTTTTGCCTCGATTTCGACATGAACGTTATTTTGGTCGTCGATATAAACATTATCGTCTAACATCGGGTAGCATTTCACGATAACTTCGCCTCCCGAATTATCATAGACGAGTTCGTGATGCCAAAGAGGAACAATATACGTGAAATCGGCCACACTTAATTTATAAAGATTATTTTCGAATAGGTCATCGAGCGTAGGGTTTAATATAACACACTCGTCGTTTTTCACTTTGCTTTTAATAATTTCTTGTATCTTTTGTAAGATATCTTCGCTAAAGTGGAGAACCCGCCAATACTTGGTTAAAATCTCATATGTTTTAATGAGGGTATTTTTATCCAATTGTTCGAGGGTTTTCAAAGTCTTCTCTTCGCATGTCGTCGATATGCGCTGTAGAATAGTGTAAAATAGCTGGTTCCGTGTTTCGTTCTTCAGTATATTTTTAAGAAAGGATACCAGTATATTTTGATACGATGACTGCGTGGCATTTTGGTCTTCGTCATAACCCTCGCATTTTAATAGATATTCGTAGGCGTCGTGAATTTCGGTAAATCGCGCCGCGGCATCAGGCAAATCACACTTATCGGGATGGTATTGTAATGCCTTTATTCGATATTGCTTTTTTATTTGCTCCTGTGTAAATGGGGGATTTCCGGTAAGGTCTAAAACCTCACATGCCTTATTATAGTTCATTTATATAACATTACGTCGCCTCGTATTTATGTATTTTGTTTATAATACAAAACATTATACTCTCTAAATGGTAAATAGGACGATAGTTGTTATTATAGTGCTTTAAAAATGGGAAGGTTTCGGTCAAAATTTGCGATATTTTTTCTTTATCCAAGTAGTTGGTTTTAATGAACTGCGACAAAATATACCATAAACACTCACTGACGTCTAAATTATACGTCAATATATCATAGAGTGTATCGCGAAATTTCGTAAATACTATTTTCTTAGGTGATAGCATTTCTTCTATGATGTTGTCGCAAACAATATTAAATATGTCCTTGGGCATTTCCGTATTCTCGTCGATTAAAGTAAACGACCGTATTTCCTTTGCGTTTATTATGCCGTTTGTTTCAATATCAGAAAACAAGTCTTTGATGGCGGATGTATCGGCAATAGGAGGCTTAATCTTACAATCAATAATTCGCTGAGTAAAGGGACGTTTATTCTCGCCATAATCAGAGGGCGACAGGTTTATAATAGTCATCATTTCGTAGGTTTCTTTGCTGGGTCTTCTTACTGATAATACGTGCGACGTATTGATGATAGATGTGGGAAGAAAACTGATATGTTCCATAATTAAAAAAAACTTGATTCTGATATGACTTTGGCCATGATTATAATGCTGCATGTAACTATAAAATATCTCTAATAGCTCGGTATGTATCATATGGAAGTTTTTACATACGACGATGCCGATTTTGTCTTGTTTTACGGATATAATATCCACGATTTGGAAAAAGACTTCGTGCCATACCAACTTCGAGTTGCATCCCAGTAGAGACATATCAATTTCATAGTGTATGTCGCTGATTCGATAAATATACTGCTGCTTTTCGGTGGTTGCGGTTATCTTTTTATCATATTTCAATTCGCTGGGACTATATTTTTTTAATAGATAGAGAACTTGCGAATATTTTCCTACTCCAGGCGGACCGTATATGATGAGGTTCTCGACTTGATTGATTCGTTTGGGGAATTTCGCAAAGGTTTCATTTAATTCGGGGTGAATATTGTATCTTTCTACGGCGCTTATGTATTCTTCATAATGCGATTCGTAGTATTTCATATTATGAGTTATGTAGAATAAGAATCATGTGTTTAAACGCATTTCAATTAATATGCTTTACTTATGTCTACCATTACGCAGATAACCGCTGTATCATGTTTTGTATATCGGCGATAACTTCCGTCTTTTTTTTATTCGCCTTTAATTCGGTTACTAAGCCATTTAACTCATTAATGATATCTTGTTTGCTTATTATGGGCGTCGTCAATTGCGGATTCTGTAAAACGGGCAAAACATTCTGTTGAAAATGGCCTATTATATTTCCAGCGGGCGACGTATTCATAACTATATCCACAGTATTCGTTTTCATATCTATGGATAGACCGATCCCAAACTTTGTGGACGATACCCAAACTAAACACGTGAAATGACCAGTGCTCGGTGAAAATTCGGACTTTGTGAAATCATATAACTTAACCTCATTATACCAAAGATCGATGGCCTTTTTTATTAACGTCATAACGTCAGTGCCATAACCTTGTAACTGAGCCAAGTTCTCGCCATACGCAGCATTATCGCTATGTTGAAATAGCCCGCCCGATAATAAATGGTATGACCATTGCTGAGATACCGACGCGATATTTGCGTCCCAGGCCATTGGCGGAGCCTGATGCTTTGCTCTATAGGCATTGACATAATCCGTAACGTTACTTATTTGCTGTGACGTAAGCAATGTTTGTATAATAGACATTTGATTCTATTATATATATGGTCAAAAAATACTAAATGACGCGATATCAAAATACATGCTTAGCATTTGTGGTCACAAAAACGCATATCAAATTACAGTTTCATTATTTGCGCAGGTCTACTTGGCAATTTGATTATATTGTGCTTTGGTAAGGTCATTACCCAAGTATACCTGATACGCCGATAGTGATACCACACATGCGCAAATAAACAAGGCAATAAATACCCATATGTATTTAACAAATACGTTTGCCGATAGGCTGGTAAACATATCGTAAACACTAATATCTATCAGTCGAATGCCATAGGTCAAGAAACATAGAAGCACGAATACCAAGACAAAAGACGCGACGACAATCGCCTTGAATTCTTCTAATTTCGTCTGATATTTTTCGGGTAGATAGATGGGAACGCCGCGGTCTACCGTATATTTTTTGCGTAGCGTCATAATCAGCTGTAATATGAATACGATGGCCACGAATTGTAGAGAAGCCGTCGTTAAAATGGCCAATGCCGCAACCATAGGAACGAAATAATAACCACTTGTTAAATATTGTATGACATCCTTTCCTATATATATGAAGAATGTGGTATGGACAATAAATAGAACGAAAAACGCTATGATTTCCGAGAACTTTTGATACATAAATATAAACGAAAGAATATACAGGAGTAAAAAACAAAAGTTATAGAAATAGGTCAATGGCATGGATATATAACCCGCAGATATATTTTATTGGAGGGGGTGGGCGGCTTTATATCCTTCTATAATATGTTTTCGCAATCAATATAAAGACGCGCCCCCCCTCAGATGTTATATGTCTCACATAGCCACTGAACTAGCGTCTCGATTTTACATGCCATATAACCTTCAGGAAATTTTTTAATATTCAGAAACGAGGGCGACTTCATATCCGCGCGCTTATAATACACATACGCACCGAATTTGCCCTTTCTTACGCTCATGTCCTTATTCAATACGCGCAATACATTCTTATCTATTTTAAACGCGGGGTCATCGAATGCCGACTCTATATCTTCCAGTGTTATTTCATCGACCGTCTTTTTCGTTTCCTCCAATATCGATTTAATTCCCTTTTTATTTTCGCCCCATTCAACGTAGGGCCCGAACTTCCCCGTTTTGATATATAAATCGTGGTCTTGATACTTGCCCAAATAGTTGTTTTTTAATTCTATCAAGTCGTCTAACTCATATTCGTTACGTTTTAATTTATCCAAATCAAGGGTTATGCTCTTCTTTATTTGTATATATTCTGATGTTCCATCTTCGACCTTCTTCTTTATGACCGCGCCATATTTTTCAAACACAACATCATGTTCGTCGTCTAATTTAAACGTCTGTTTTGTCAATTTGGATAGAGGCGCCGATAATTCTTTTATTTCGGAATGGCAAGTCCTACATAAATTCGCCCAATCCGTTGTTTTACCAGACGATACGTGGTCCAATTGCTCTTCCATATTTTTCGTATATTCATAGGCAAATTGGTTTTGAAAATGCTCCAATAGGAATTCTAGCGTAAGTGACCCCACGGGCTCGATAACCAGTTTCTTCTTTTCGTTTCCAAATACTTTTTCTGACTCCTTTTTTATGATGGAGCCTTCACCGCATAGTGTAAACTCGACACATGTATGTTTCTTCCCTTCGATATCGGTGACTTTTACATACCCGCGCTCCTGAATCGTATCTACTATACTGGCAAATGTAGATGGCCGGCCTATGCCCAGCTCTTCCAGCTTCTGAATCAAAGACGCTTCCGTATAATGACTATGGCGATTTCGCATAACCACCGTGCTATTTATGCCAGTATACGACACTTCTTTTCCATCAAACATTTTGATATAGAGTAATAGCGACGCAGGTGTGTTTTGGTCTTCTGTCGAAATATCCTTTTCCGTTACTTTTTTCCAGCCCAAAAACAAGGGTGTTTCGATATTATGTGTATATTTGTGGTCTAGTGGTGCGGTCACGGATAAGGTCACTATATTATATTTTGCGCTGGCCATACAGCTTTCCACGGTGTTTCTCCATATTAACTTATACAGTGTTTTGATACGACTACTATTCGTGTCCTTATCTGAGTCTATCTCTTTCAGTTCCAAATGGGTAACGCGAATCGCCTCATGTGGGTTAGCTGCGTCTTTATTTTTTAACGTGTCTAGATTTCCCACGTAGTCCGACGAATAGGTGCCTGTAATATACTGTTTTGCCTGTTCCAAAAATACATCAGAATATTGAGAACTTTCCGTCCGCATATACGTAATATGTCCATTTTGATATAATTGTTGGCATAAACTCATCGTTTCCTTAGGTGACATATGTAACATATTACTCGCAGTTTGTAGCAATCTGGATGTATGAAAGGGTTTGGGTGGCGATTTAACGGATGGTTTTGGCGAAGCCACTGATAAAATATGTTTGTGTTTGACGGATTTTGTTAGGAAATCGAGAACCTGCTCCGACGTATCGAATTCATTATTCAATTCAAATGCGAGGTTTTTACTTGTAAATGTCCCCTGAGTTTTATATTTCATTTCCAAGCCGGTTTGACTATCTTGTTCCTTTTGGTTGTCATACACTAGCCGTAGTGCGGGCGTTTGACACCGCCCCGCCGAAAGTGAATTGGATTTATTACTGAATACATATCTCCATAAATAAGGACTGATTTTAAAACCTACAATAATATCGAGAACCTGACGGGCTTGTTGTGCCATGACCATATTCATGTTTATGCGAGTAGGGGTTTTTACGGCGGCAATAACTGCGGGTTTCGTTATTTCATGGAATATAATCCTCGGTGTAGTGTCCACAGGCAAATTAAATACTTGACATATATGCCAAGCAATAGCCTCGCCTTCTCTATCGTCGTCCGTGGCCAAATAAATATGCGTAGACGGGAATTGTTTGATGATGCCGCGCATATATTCAATATGGCTCTGTTTATCCGGCAAAGTCGAATATGTGGGTTCAAAAGTTCCCTTTGTATCTATGGATTTTAATCCGTTTTCGACGCCTCTTATATGACCTACTGAGGCAATACAACTATAATCGGTCCCTAGAAAGTTCTCTATTTTACTACATTTGGAAGGCGATTCTACAATGACTAGATATTTCGCCGTGGATATATTATCCGACTTTTTCGCCACGAACTCTTTTTTGGAGGCGCCGCCTTTCTTGAAATATTTCGGAGGCATGGAGAACCTGACTCTGTGTAATGTATTATAACGTAATGTTTTATCTAGATTTTACAAATATGTATTTACTATCGCAACTATCAATTTTGTATTTTACCATTCTATTTACAAAGCATATACGCAGCCATCATAAATATTTAGACAATTATTTTAACACCATATAATATAAATAGACTCCCGCCTCATGTCTACGACGATCGACTCTACGAAAGCATATATGAACTATTTGCTATCCGAAAACTGCCTTTTACAATGCCGGGTTGATGATTTAACCCAATTACTACATTCTACGCAAGCTAACGTGGATTATTTAAATACTTTTATTGAAAATACGTATGACCTTTCTTCCAATCAATCTATATGCTCTCATATCGTAACGTATGACGAATCGGGTAATGTATTGGCATGTTTAAATTCTGATGGAAATGGCGGGTTTACGCCTTGTCTTCGCGATTTATCGACCAATTTTTTACCATGTGTCTTACCACCAATGACGCGAGATGTGGAGAAGAAAAAACCGCCGAAAAAGAAGGGGTTATATGATTACCTGTATCCTTATTATCCGGGTTATCCTTATTATCCTTATTACAACTCCTATTACAACCCCTATTATTATAACCCTCGTTACGACGCATATTACAATACTTATTGTCCCCAATATTAGTATCACAACCCGTCATTTATTGGGTGTTTTTGAAACTCTTTATTATAATATATAAACATATTAAGATATATTATATAACTTATCTAAGACAAATAAATAAATGTCATGTCATGTTCCAAAGCATTACGCAGTTAAAGTTCAATCGGAAAACTACATCTCACATATTATGAAACTTCTTACGCTAACAAATCGTAATAATGGCAAGGTTTTGCCTATAGAAAGCGATTTTTGCGACTTGGAGGATAAGTTAAATAAATGCGAAACTGCGTTTACTGATAGCGAAGATTGTTCGACTGTCGCCCTATCTTCAAATCCTAGTTCATTTAGTAGCATTGAAAGTTTTGAGGAGCCATGTTTGTTAGATGACCGCACATTCTACCCCGAAAATTTTACAATGTTATCTGTATTAGGTTCGGGTTCATTCGGAACGGTATTTCTTGCCGATTATGTTAAGGAACGGGAAAAGGAACGGGAAAAGGAACGGCAAAAGGAACGGGAAAAGCACACTTACGCCATTAAACGTCTCGCAAAAAGTAAAATACACGAATCGCAGATCGCCCAAATAATGTTAGAAAAGCAAATACTCATGAGCATAAACGACCCCTTTGTTTTGCGTTTACATGGAACTTGTCAAACCAAAAATGAGCTGTATTTTGTTACAGAGGCATTGGAAAATGGTGATTTATATAATGCCATATATGGAGGCGATAGATTGACGCACGAAGAAACCGTTTTTTATAGCGCGTGTATTATTCTCGGCCTCGAATTCATTCATAGTAAAAAAATCGTATATAGGGATTTGAAACCGGAAAATATCATGATTGGGTCAAATGGGTATCCGAAAATAATAGACTTTGGACTCGCCAAACAGTTACCCTATATGAAATTATCCGAGGATAATACGCTGCGTAAGTATACAAAATGTCATACCTTATGTGGAACCCCAGAATACGTTGCTCCGGAAACAATAATGGGTAGTCCATATGACAGCGCGGTAGATATATGGGCACTAGGCGTTATGTTGTATGAAATGATATGTAGACGAACGCCTTTTATGGTCGACACACGAGACCCTGATTATATTACAAAAATGTTTACGAATATTGTTATGGCATGTAAACAAGGTATTGATATTTCCTATAAAATAGATAGGAAAACGGACGGAACGCCGAATGCGCGAAATATAATCACGCAATTATTAAGTGGCAAATCATATGACCGATTAGGTCGCAATAAAACACCGAAAAGTTTGCTCAAACACCCTTATTTTACGTCTTTATCCGTTAACGCAGACGATTTGTATAATCAAACTCGTCCGGCACCGATATTACAGCCGCCGTATATTGGTAACGATATCGAAACGGCAAAGGTTGTCGAAGAATACGAAGGGGACCAAGGTATTTTTATTGAATTTTAAGGGGTCAGCGGCCACTTGTCATCTGACCCCCTCCTTTTTTCTCAATTGGGTCCAAATAATTATCAGCACGGAAGTATTTACAATAGACGAATATGGTTATTTTTATATTTATTCAGCTTTACACCTTTTCTCATTTAAAACGCCCATTTTATAGGACAAAAAATAAG